TATTATTATAAATAATTTTTCTAAAAATAAATTTAAAATATTTTTTTTTTAGATTATTTACTTTATCGTAGGTAATGCTGTCGAAATTTTTATTTTCATCCATTATACATATAAGTTTTTTATCATATAGATGAATCGAGCTTTCATCCTCTCTATACTCTTTTCCAATTTTATGTAGAAATGAAATAAATAGATAATGTTTAAGTGGAACAATCCTTTTATCCGCTATTGTTAATGTTGTATCCAGAGTTTTAATAGAATCAATCCAATTTCCAAAAAGTTGAGGCTGTTCTATAGTTGCAGATAACATTATAAGCTGTATATGTTGGGGTAATAAAATAATAGATTCCTCCCATACTCTACCTCTATCTTTATTAGTAATATAATGAACTTCATCAAATATAATAGTACTAACATCTGTATATATATCTATTTCTACAGTTAATTGTAATTTATTAGTTTTAATTTTTTTATTATATAGAAGATTACGCAATATTTCAGTGGTCATAATAATACATTCAGCATCAGGATTATATTTTATATCTCCAGTTATTAGTCCAAAACTAATGTTAGGGTATTTTAAAGTTAGTTCATTAAATATATAATTAGATAAGGCTTTGATAGGGGTTGTATAAATTACCTTTTTATGATTATTATTTTTTTTATTCTTTAGTATACTATATTCTGCTACTAATGTCTTACCACTGGATGTAGGAGAACATACCAATACATTATTTAAAGAATCAATGGCTTCTATAGAGTATTTTTGAAAATCGCTTAATTCAAATGGATATTCAGAAAATATCCGAGACCCATTATAATTATTATTTTTAATTATCAACATATAATTATACTTAAAGTTTTATATTTATATATTTATATAATATAAAACAAATGGATGAATTATTTAATTATCAGAATTTTAAAGAATCTTTTTTGTACACCTCCTACACAGATATAACACTTAAAAATATACCATTGATTTCATATTCATTTGGTTGGTTAGCAATATTCACTATGGTTAGCTATAGATGTATACTAAATATATTTAATAAAAATGATTTATTCTATAAAATACAAAGAGCTGGTAAAAAAGAAGTTATTATTTTAAGGGGCGTTCCTGGTATCGGTAAAAATAATTATATATTAGAAGAGGAATTAGATAGAGATAGTATTTTTTCGGTGGTGTCATTAGATGATTTTTTTATTAAAGAAAACAAATATTTATTTGATAGAAGTTTATTAAACAAGGCACATAACTGGGCTTTTGAGCAATTTAGTATATTTACAGATATAGGAGTACCAAGAATATATATTTCTAATTTAAATAATAAAAAATGGAATTATAGTAATTATATTAGAAGTGCTATAAAATCTGGATATAAGATTAAAGTTGTAGAATTAGTATGTAATAATCATCAAGAATTACATTATTTTAATAAACGTAGTGTACATAATATTCCATATTCATATAGTAAGAAAATATATGAAGACTGGGATATCGATAAAAATAGTATACATATAGAACCTTATTTAGGAGACCATTGGAATCAGTTAGATGGAGATAGTTTACCTACTTTTCCTTCTATAACTGTTGCTGAATTAGATGAACAATTAGATAATTATATGAATAAGATTGTTAAGGATGATTCTATTAAAAATGAAGTAGATAATGGTGTAGAGGATACTAGTACTGTACACAATATTATTGAAACAAAAAATATAGTAAATAAAGTTGATAGTGAAAATATAGAAGAAATCTCTAAACGAAGATTGTATATTATTAAAAGTGAACAAAATAGAGAATTACACTATTTAAAATGTGGAGAATTAAAGGCTGTTAAAAAAATTCCTGTAGAAATTATGGACTATAGTATTAATACTATTTAAGATAATTTTTCTTAAGATAATTTTTTTCCTAATATAGAACCTAATAGACCTCCTCCACCAGCAATATAGATAGAAGCCCCTTTAGCTCCAAGTAACAATCCCGCAGGTCCAAGTATAGATGCCCCTATTAATCCACCTATTATAATAGGTTTAAATTTAAATTTATGACTGAGAGCAATATCTAATTCTTTATTAGATTGATTAATCGTTTCAATCGTATTTATACTTACGGTTTCAATATTATCTAATTGTTGTTCTTGATCAAATAATAATTTATTTAAATTATTATTTATTTCGTTCATATCTTTTATATCCTGAAGTAATTCGGCATATTTTGGGTTATCTTGGTTTTTATACTGTTGCATATAATATATTAATATATAATTAAATTTGATTTAATATTATTTTTTAGTTAGATTTTAAAATGTCTGAGAAAAAGAAAATAATATTTAAGAAAAAAAAACCAGATAAATATAAAGAATTAAATTATGATATTGTTAATAATGTTAGCTATAATGTAGAAACAATTAATTATGAATTAGTTAATAAAATAATTGCATTAAATAATAGTAAACTGTTAGATAATATTGATTGTTTAAAATCAAAAAAAACTAAAAAAATTATTACAAAATTATCAAATACTTTTTATGATGAAGATACAGTTGATACAGAATCTTTAGTAGAAGATCTAATAGGAGGTAAACAAATATTTTATGATTATGACAAAAATATTATATATAATAGTTCCTATAATATTATAGGAAGTATTATGGATAATGATATAGAATTTTATGATACTAGTTATATAGAAACTAATAATAATATTAATGATGTTAGTGATGAAAAAACATTAGAAAATAAAATTGATTTAAAAATTTAAATATTTGTATAATTAATAAAATGGAAACTCCTAAATCTAAAAAACCCCGTTGTAAATGTATTGTAGATAATGAAGGTACTAAATGTAGGGCAAAACTTAGTTTAGTAGACCAAGAATGTAAATGTGGTATTAAATTTTGTGGAAAGCATAGATTGCCTGAAAATCATAATTGTTCGTTTGATTTTAAAGAAGAGGGTCGACGTATTTTAATGAAGAATAATCCGCCTATAGTACCTATTAAAATAATTAAGGTATAGATTAATTATTTATTAATGTCTAATTTAATAGTACATATATATGTGTAGTTCCAATTTTTACCTGTAATATAACACAAATCTTTATTAATATCATACGCTATACCATTTAATACTCCCTTAGGATTTTTACGACATAAACGATTCATATTTATTTTTTTTATAACATTTCCAGAAATAGGATTTATTACATATATATAACTAGTTTTCCATCTATTAGCAAGAATCACATTATATTTACTAATATATTCTAACTCATTTAAGTTATTAATTTTAATTCCATTCTCAGTTACACTAATTTTATGTGATACTACTGGTTTTATAGATTTTTGTAAAAAACTGGGATTTAAAAAATATAGATTCGAACTTCCGTCCGATACTATAATATTTTCATTATTATGTGTTACTCCCCAACCTTCTTTTATTTCGTTTGGATAATTAAATTCTTTTATTAGAGAAAAGGTTTTTAAATTGTATAATAAGCCTTTTTTTGCTTTCCATGTTAACATTATTATTATAGAATTCCATATAACAATTCCTTCGCCAAATAAAGAATTTTTTAATTTTTTATATTTTATAATATTTCCTGTATTTATGTCTAAATGTTGTAAATAAGAATGGGAATATTGTCCTGTACTTTGATATAATTTATTTTCATAAATAACTAAGCCTTGAGTAAAATCATTATAATTATGGTTTATTTTCCTAATAACTGTATAATCATTTATTGTTCTTGGTGTAGTTATTTTTTTATTTAAAATAAGCGTGGTTGCAACTAAACTGATTATTAATTTATAATTCATTTAAATATAATTAATAAAATAATTAATTATAAATATAAGTATATAATAATTTTATTATATACTTATATTTATAATGACTTGTTGTACAAAAGAATTAGAAGATAAAATAAGAACAATTCTAAATGAGGCACACCCTGATAGTAAAATAGGAGATTCTTGTGTTAGTAAATTGGTGGAGTTATTAAAAGAACACTGTCCACATTATTCTAAAAAAGAAGATAAATTCGATACAGTTTAGTATTAATTTGGAAATATCGGGTTGTACTAAATAATTATAAATTTTAATTTCTAATATTAATATAATGAATAAATTAATTATATTAATACTATTTATAATATCAAGTATTATAGGATACTATTGGAAATCAGAATACGATGAAGAAAATAAAGAAAATTTCCAAAATAAAACCATTAAAGAAAATTATATAGATATTTATGATAAATTTTATTCCAATATTTATGATCAACTCTTTAAGTCAGACATAAAAAATGAATATGAAATTTATAGTCTGAAACAATACGCATTTGATAAATTTAATAAAGGTAGTATAAATATATTAGATTTAGGATGTGGAACAGGAAATCATATTAAACTACTAACTAAATACAAATATAATTGTGTTGGTATCGATAGATCTATTAAAATGTTAAATATTGCTAGAAAAAATAATCCAAGCGTTAATCTTATAAAAGGAGATTTTCATAATAAATCTACCTTTAATAAACGACAATTTAGTCATATAATTGCCCTGTTTTATACCATTTATTATACCGATAATGCCGAAAAAGTATTTAAAAATTTAAATTTTTGGCTTAAACCCAAAGGGTTTATGTGCATTCATTTAATTCATAGAGATAAGTTTGATCCTATTTTAGAAAAGTCTTCTTCACTAATACCATTATATAATCCACAAAAATATACGGATAAAAGAAATACTAAGACCAGTCTAGAATTTAATAATTTTAAATATATATCTGATTGGACATTTAATAAGTCTGATGTACAATTTACAGAACACTTTTTATTTAAAAAGAAACCCATTAATCGACAGAATATTCATAAATTCACCGTCCATAAAGTAAGTTATTATATTAATTTAGCAAAAAAAAATGGGTTTAAATTGGTTAAAATTATAGATTTAAGTCCAGTTAATCATCAATATAATGCTATTTATGTTTTTAAAAAATTATATGGCTATTGAGGGGCCTGTAGATAATGGTGAACTTATAGATACAGATGAACAGAATCTTTTTATATTTAGATCAACATTTTTTTTAAATAATTCGGTATTTTTTAAATATTGGGATGCTGCCTCTATATTTAGAGGATCCTTGGCATTCGGATATAGTAATAGCTGTGGTAAAAAAGTTTCATAGATATGACATAAATTATATATAGGCGTCCACGTCTGATTTAATACATTCAAACAAATTGTTCCACTTCTAAAATCAATATTTGGATGAAATATTGTAGTCTCAAATCCAACAGATGGAGATTTATAAGGGTATTCGGATGTTAACTCTATTCTAATAATCCAAGAGCCTCCTGTATATACTGTATCTGGTGGTCCTTTTAATAATATACGTATAATATTATTATTTACCTCAATATCATCATTTTCTACTAATTTTTTTAAATTATTTATATCTGCTAACTTTCTTTTAAACATATTAATAGTATTATAACTTATTTTTTAAATAATTGTTTAATCTTAGTAATATTCTTTTTAATAATTGTTTGATTTAAATCTATGTTATTATTTAGTTCTAACAAAGTTTCATTCTGTTTGGTTAATTCTTGGTCAATATTGCTATTAATCTCCTTAATTTCTTTCAGTTGGTTTAAAATAATATTATCTAAGTCTAGTTCATTACTATTTTTAGATAAGTTATTATCTTTAGATAAGTTATTATCTTTAGATAAACTTTTAGAAATAATCTGATTATCTAATATAGGTATATTAGAAGTTTTTTTATATATTTTTCCAAATGTAGAGTCGATTAAATTTAAATACCAAGCAGATATTTTAAGATTTTCATTCATTGTTTTAGATGATAGCTCTATATTTTTAATAGTGGTATTTTGATTATATACTATATTAGAATTTATTTTAGATACTTTATTTAGTTCATTCAATTCTTGTAGTATTTCTTTTTTTATATTACTCATAATTAAATTGTATTATATTGTATTATATTAAATTAATTAATTTAGTTGTTTAAACTTATGATATAGCTATTTTTAAAGTATATTATATAGCTATACACAAATATTATAAATCACTAGAAATTCCTACAGAAATACACCTAGGTCAACGAGTTGGATTCAGTCGGAAAATTTAAAAAACTGTTGTACTTTAATACTGTTCCAAATTTTAAATCTCATTGTAATTCTTCGCGGATTCTTGTAAAAAAATATATATATAATATACAATGACATTATATAATACTACAGTTAAGAATGTTAAAAATAATACTATAAAAAATGAAATAATCTTGTACAGTGATATAATATTTTTTTCATTATTTATCCCAGGATCTCTATATGTTTTAGAAACTTTTAGTTTAATATGTGGGACTCAAATATCTATGGGTTCCCTAATACTGTATTATTTATTTCATATTATATTTGATAAGCAAGATTTTTTACATAATTTACATCATTATATTGTAATAATCCATCATATACTTATAGCGTTTGTATTTCATTCATACTTAACTCGAACTTTTGTTCGAATTATGTTTATTCAATATATTATGCTTATATCTAGTATATTTAGTGCATTACGAAAATTAGCCATTAAAAATAACTGGGAAAAAAGAGCTATTTTAGAAAAAATATACTTTTATACATTTTTGACTTTAAAAATTTTAGGAAATGTGTTTACATGGATTTTATGGCTATATTTTGAGATGTATAATAATTCTAATCTTGCAATCCTTATACATCAATATTTAGTCGTTTATTTTGTAGGTATCATACAACTATATTTATCATACAAGGTTTATAAAAAATTGAGATTAAATAATATGTCTTAGGTAAACTTTTTTGAAAAAGATTTATTAACTTTATTTTAAATACAATACATATAAAAATTAGTGTGGTATTATAAATTATTGTATTACTAAATTCTTAATTTTTTTCTGAAGAATGATTTTTGACATACTATTATAATAGTGACATTTTAAATATGAAACAGGTTAACTTTATGGAATATATTTATAATTAGGATTAAAATATTGAATTATTTTATTTATATTATAAAATATAAATGTTGCGATTAATGATAATGTGTAACACATATTAAAAGATAATTGATTAAATGATGCGATTTTAAATATATATAAACCCAATCTGGAAAAAGTAACAGCATTTGTAATCGCAATATATCTAATCGCAAATTTACGATGATTCACTAAATTTCCACGTCTTATATAAAATATAGATATTAGATAACAAAACACCCAGATAACTGCAACTCCTATTTGTATAATATTATTAATAATACTAAATTTTTTATTTAATAAACTTAAATAAATTGCTAGAGGAAAACTTATTAGTACAGATATCCCACTTATATAACCTAACACTGTGTTTATAATCTTTTTTCCTATTGTATTGTGATATATTAATTAATAATACTATGGATCCAGTAAATATATGTAGTAGTGTTAATTTAGGACTATAATCCATTAAATAGTTGTGTGTTTCAGATTTGTTTAAAAAAATATAGTAGTGTTCCCAATTAGCAATATAGCTTATAAATCTCCATATTGAAAAAAAAACCCAGAAAAAATAATAAATACACTACCATTAATTCTTTCATTCATACTATTCTTATTCAGAAATATTTATAAATAAGAATAGTATGAATGAACGATTTTTTTAGATTAGATGATATATATTTAAATAAGAGGTAGTATTATCTAATACTCACGCTCTACCCATTGATTTTGGTATATTTGTATGAATTAATAAATTCATACTATATTTATTAGTAAATATAGATTAAATAAATTTGATGTATTATATTACATAAAAATCATAAAATAAATGTGTGAACCGAATAAATGGATCATGATAAAACCTAAATATGTGGATAGACAATGTATTAAAAAATATAGTTGGAATACAAAAAGAAAAAGAAATCCTATAAAATGCGGATGTATTATTTTTAATGATAGTTTAGATGAAGTTGTTTTAGTAGAAAACAATTATATGTATAATGAAGGTATACAAAAATGGGGATTACCAAAGGGTCATTTAGAAAATAATGAAAGCTATAGTATATGTGCTTCGCGAGAAGCAAATGAAGAAACTGGATTAAGTTTAAATATTTTAGATAATATGTATAGAATTAGAATTAATAATACTTACTATTTTCCTATTAAAATTAACAGAACTTTACAAAATAAGTATCTTTTACCTAGAGATTTGAAAGAAATTAGAAGTGCTAAATGGTTTCCCTTAAATAATATTGATGTTTTATTAAATCGAGAGACAAGACTGTTCTTTAGTAAAAAACTAGATTCTGTTCTAAAAGTTATGCAGACAGTATAATTAAAATTTAAAATATCCTATTATATTTTTAAGTTCATCTGTAAATGAAATATCTGAATATAGTATTATTTCTATAAAATCTTCAACCAATCTATATAACTCAAATAGAATATGTAAAATATATAATACTAACCAATTATTTATAAAATATAGATAAACATTTATTTTAAATATTAGAAAATTTATTTTATATCGAATATAAGAGGCACTTCTTTTCCTGTACATCGTTACATCCACAATATAAATTTTATTATTTTTAGTACATATATTATTTATAACATAGGGAGTATAGGGTAAAAATCTTAAATCTAATATATAATAATTATACTTTATAAAGGTGTCTCTAATAGAATAAAATTGATTTTTCCAATTATCGGGTAAATTATATAATGACAATAAATTTCCACAATGCGTCATTGTGATTGTTAGAGTTTTTAAATTCTTAGAAATAATCTTTGGATAATGAGGTTCATTTTTCATTATATTTAGAAACTCATCCGTTTGATTATATCCTATTTTTTTTTTAAATTTTTTTATAACTGATATAGAATTAAATGTTATTTCCGAAATATCTTTACCAAATGTTAAATTTTTAGGAATGGGATTAAATATATTCATTTTATATTATTAATATTAAATGAATATATTTAGATATTTAAAACTATTATTTAGATATTTAAAACTATTATTTAGATATTTAAAACTATTATTTAGATATTTAAAACTATTATTGAGTTTTTTTTTATTTATTATTATATCCTCTTTGGGACACCTAATTATATGGAATGATATAAATAGATGCAGAGTTCGAACTCTAAGTAACTACTTTTGGATTAAGTTTATAAACATTCTTCTTAATAATAAGATAGTATTTATAAATAATAAGGAGTTAAGTAGAGAAAAAATTAATTTTATTAATAGTAATCATTGTTATAATAGTGATTTTTTTATACTATCTTATTTGTTTCAGTACAGTGTTTTACCACATGAATACTCTAGTATATCTACATCTATAAATATTGGATTAATAGACAAAATCATATTAAGTCAAATAGATGCATGTTTAATTAGTAATAAAGACCCAAGTATTTATATAAGAAATAGTATAAAAAAATGGTATACTAAAAACTACGATAGATATATTATTACTCATTTTGAGGGGATAAGTAAATGTGATTATAGTAGAAAAGGCAAAGGAAAAGGCAAAGACAAAGGAAAGTATAAATATGTTTTAGAACCAAAAACAATAGCATTGAGTAATATAGTAAAATATATTCCAAAAGAAATTAATTATATGACAGATATAAATATTATTTATACTTTAGATAATAAACTATTAATGTGTTCTAATAAAGAATTACTACAAAAATTAGTAAATAACGAAAATATTATAATTTATGTAGATATACATAGATATAGATTACCAAGTTATAATGATTCGGATAAATGGTTGGCAGATTTATATAGTAAAAAAGATAGTCAGATAGAAAATATACTAATTAATTTATAATTTAATTTATAATTTAATATAATTTAATATAATTTAATATAATTTATAATTTAATATATTACCGATGTATAAGTATAAATTATTAAATTATTAAATTTATTTATTTAATGTTATCTTATTCACAGATTAGAATTGCATTATTACATCTCTATTATAAAAATATTCCAATCTATAATATATCATTTGATTTAAATATAGAGGGTCCGATTGATATACAAGTTTTAGAAAAATCAGTTAATTATTTATTATATAGATTTCCTGAACTTAAAACAAATATTAAAAATGAGAATAATAAATTGGTAAAACAGTATAATAATCACTGTATTAAAATACAGGTATACGATAATAGTGAGGGTAATGCTCAACAGGAATTAGATTTTAATAATACTTATTTAGATATAGAAAATGAATTATTACTAAAAATTATGTATCTAAAACATGTTAATAAACTTTTATTTGTATTTAGTGATATATTAATAGATGGGACGACTATTATCAATTTTTTTAAACATTTACAAGACATTTATAATAGTTTATTTTATAAAACAATATTTTCTTCATTTAGTAATATTACCCCCGTAATTTATACCTCCCCTTCAGAAATAAATATTAATTTTTGGAAAAATATTATTAATAATAATTGTATAACCTATCTATATTTACAAGAAAATACGGATTCATTCGATGAAAACAGACAGCGTTTTACTATTGAAAATGATGATTACACCATACTTATTTCTAAAGTATCTTCTTATTCTATTACATTATTTGACTATTTTACTTCTAATTTTTTATTTTTATTACATATTTTATCAAATCAACCCAATATTACTATAGATACTATAATGGGTAATTATAATACAAATGATATTGGATTATTTAATAGTACTGTTTTAATTCCTACCAGATTTACAGATGATATTTTAAATAATACTTTTAAACATTATGTAAAACACACATCGAAAAATTTAAATAATATTAAAAATAATATTATTCCTTTAGAATATTTAATAAATAAACTAGATCTTGAAAATCTGCCCAATATACGAATCCATTTTGAGTATGCCAATAAAAATATAGACAAGTTTATTACATTAGGTGATTGCAAACTTCATAGTAATTTAAATGAAAATACCGCGAATACTATTCGACAATTACTTATATTAAATGTATGTGAATTTAATAATAAATTAGAATGTTACTTTTCATATAGAAAATCCGCCTTTAGTTTAGACTATATTAATAATTTAATCACACTTTTTAAAATATTATTATTTGATATTAACGATAGCGATTCTCTTAAAAATATTATTTATAAATATTCCAACTATATTTCATCGAATAATACGACTGTATACAAAGATACTATTGATAAACGATTTATATCATATAAATTAGCTGGTCAATATCCTGATATATTATATAGTGATTTTAAAGAAGCTATCGATAAATTATAATAATTTATACTTATTATAATCGATAAATTATAATAATTTATACTTATTATAATCGATAAATTATAATAATTTATACTTAAACTGATGAGATATTAGAAGTGCCCAATAACAATCAGAAACATAATGTGAACCAGAATTGATTCTACAAAAAACAGTTAAAATAATAAATAATTTATATAGATATCTTAAATATATAGAAGTATTATATATTAAAAAATAGGTTAAACAAATTGTAGTAACGTGTCCACTAGGAAATGACTGATTTTCAGACCCATTTTTAGATAATGTTATTTTATATATTGGAATATATGAATTAATATTTAGTAAATAAGATTCTTTAGGTCGTGGTCTATCTAATACTCTCTTTAACATAACATTTACAATAAAAAGCTCTATAAAGTATCGATAAAATACTTTATAATAATTGTTAATATAAATAATATAGTATATATTAGTTAGGATATTAATGTAAATTATATACTTCGAAAATAAATTAGAAAATTGATGTAAAGATTTCGTATTATAGATTAATTTTGTAAGTGATTTATCTATAAATGGTATAGAAATTAAAAAACATAGTAAATATTCTAACATACGTTTTTGTTATATAATTTTAATCATATACTATTATAAATGAAATTAGCCGTAGTAGGTATATCGTTAAAATTACCTAATAATATTAATAATTTAGATGAATTATATGAAAAAATTATTAATAAAGAAGATTGTGTTATGGAACATCCTAAAGATAGATTTAATATTAATAAGTATTATGATAAAGACAATAATATAGGTAAAATGAATACACTAAGAGGAGGATATGTAAATAACGTTTTTGATTTTGATAATGAATTTTTTAATATTTCATCTAAAGAAGTTAAATCAACCGATCCACAACAACGTATTATGTTAGAGTTGGTGTATCAGGCTTTACAAGACGCCAAGATAACCAAAAAATCTATTAATAATACTAAAACAGGAGTATTTATAGGATGTTGCAATGCTGAATATTACTGTCAACAAATGGATAATTCAGAGTATTGTAACCAATATTCTATAATTGGGGGATTATTAACATTATTAAGTAATAGAATATCTTATTATTATGGACTTATTGGGACATCATTAACATTAGATACAGCATGCTCTTCTTCAGGACACGCCCTCCACCTTGCGTGTGAATCCATTATTAGGGGCGAAAATGACCAATGTATAGTAGGAGGTAGTAATCTAATGCTACTTCCTGAAACAACTGTTGGATTTTCACAAGGTAAATTTTTATCCCCAGATGGAAAATGTAAAGCATTTGACAATGACGCAAATGGATATGTCAGATCCGAAGGCTGTGTTATCACTATTATAAAACCACTTGATAAAGCAATACGGGATGGAGACTATATTCATTGTGTTATAAATAATACAGGAGTAAATCAAGATGGAAAAACTAGAAGTGTTACAATGCCAAGCTTAGATTCCCAAAAATTACTACTTCAAAAATGTTATAAAAATATAGATGTAAATAATATTACATATATAGAGTGTCACGGTACAGGGACAAAGGTAGGTGATAAAACAGAAACATCTTCTATAGGAGAGGTATTAGGTAAAAATAGAAAGGATTTATTACCTATCGGGTCAATTAAAACAAATATAGGACATACTGAAGCTACATCGGGATTAGCGAGTTTATGTAAAGTTATACTAATAATGCGTCATCGAAAATTATTACCTAATATCCATTTTAACACACCCTCTAAAAATATAGATTTTAATGATTTAAGATTAGATGTTGTTACCGATGTAACCCCAATTAATAATAATAATATTATAATTGGTATTAATAACTATGGGTTTGGAGGAGCTAACTTTCATTGTGTATTAGAAAATTATACGAATAATGAAAAATATTACTCCGATATAAAAGAAAATAATTTACATTTATTATGTATTAATGGTAAAAATGAAGCATCTATTGATAAAAATATTCATCAATTCTTGGCTTATAATGATAACGATTTTTTAAACTATGTCTATAATCAAAATATGAAAGAAACATTGGATGAAGCAAAAATATTTATAATTAAAGATAAACAAGATTTTGAGAAAAAACTGTTCGAAAGAAAGGAAAACAACGAGTTAACATATCTTCATGGTAAGTTTTCTAATAGTAAACCAAATATTTGTTTTGTATTTTGTGGACAAGGACCACAGTTTATAGATATTGGTATAGATTTTATGGAACGATTTCCAATATTTAAACAATGGATATTAAAGTGTGATAGAGTTTGGGAAAAATTAACAGAATTTTCATTTATTAAGAAATATGGACTTTTTATTAAATCGGACACAATAGACTATGCATCGGTCCCTATAAATGAACCTATTGTCGCACAGCCGTGTATCACTTTCTTCCAAATAGCATTATATCATCTATACACCTATTTTAATATTAAACCTGATTATGTTATAGGACACAGTGCAGGCGAACAGGCCAGTTTTTATGCGTCAGGTGCGATATCTTTGGAGGATACTATTAAAATATCCTATTATAGAAGTATTAACCAACAAAAAACGGTAAATTCAGGTAATATGTTAGTTATAAATGAGAACATTGATACTGTCGAGAATTATTTAAAAAAATATTCTAATTTAGAACTTGCTGTTATTAATTCGCCCAAATCGTATGTATTAGCGGGATCTTCTAAAAATATAGACGAATGTAAAAAGGAACTTACCGAAAATAATATTACTGCTATTAAAATAAGAGGCAGTTGTGCTTTTCATTCTTCTTTCCAAGATGATATTAAAAATGATATCCTTGAATCTATAAAAAATATATCTTATAATACTCCTAAAACACAGCTAATATCCACTGTAACGGGCTTTATTACGGATGACGAAGATTTTGTAGAAGATTATTGGTGGAAAAATATAAGAAACGTTGTTAAATTTAGCGAGGGTATTGAGCAATGTATAGATACCGATATTTTTATTGAGATATCCCCACATACCGTGTTAAGTTCCTCTATAAAACAACATTATCCTAAAAAATTAATATTACAATCGGGAAATAGAAAGGAAGATTCCGCCCATCTATTTTTAGCCACATTATCTAAACTTTATTTTACTGGAGCCCCCGTTAACATGAGTCATTTTGGAACCAAAAATAACCAACATTTTCCCAAATATAATTGGAATCATAAACAATTTATACTACAACCTCAAAGTGTTGTTGATAGAATTTTTGGAAAAACACCTCTATTAAATAGAATATCATTTTTAAAAGATACATATCCATATGTATCAGACCATATATTAGGTAGTAAAATTATTTTAGCAACAGTATGCTATATAGATATAATTAACAGATATTTACTAAATACTTATAATACAATCGAAAATTTTAAAATACATTCTATGTATGAAGTGATTGATAAAATAGATTTTAATGTTGTTCAGGACAAGACTCATTTTAAATTAGTTGATATCATTCATAATACGACCTATTTATCATTTTCACTGAAAACCAGCTCTCCTCCACTCACTAATAATTACGAACTGTCAATATTTGAAAAATTAAATTCATCTATTTTTGATAAAGAAATGTTAGAACGAGAACAATTGATTAATATATTAAAAAATAAAAATTTTAATTTTGGAAGTAATATGTTTTGCTTTGAGCAATCTTATATAGATAAAAACACAATATTAACATCTGTTGAAAATTTTCCATATATAAATCATAAAATTTATCCTACTGTAATAGATGTTGGATTGACAAACTCAATGATTATACAGGGTATTACAAACAATAACCAGTATTTACCATCGGAAATTGGGCAAATAATCTACTGCTCTGATAATCAGCCAAAATATGTTTACACTATCAATAAAATAGATACTATTAATACGATAATCAGTGATTCTTATATATTAGATAAAGAGTTTAATATTATTGTTAAACTACTTAATATTACACTTAAAAACATAACCAAAAATAATACACTCACTTATAATGTAAAACTTCATGCTATTAGTAAAAACGAGGAGTTTTCTGAAATTTCATTAGAACCAGAAATTTCATTAGAACCCGACTATGAATTTATAGAGGATACTAATATACTTAATATTCGAGATATACTTTTAGAAAATAAAGAAAAAGTTTATTTAATTGACATTAGTAAACATTACGAGATTATAGGATTTATTAGATCCTTAATGAATGAATCTAAATCTATACAGTATAAAATATGTTATTTTAAAGATAGTACAAATTTAATAAACTATATTAATACGACTCATTTAAAAGATATAGAATATTTTTATCAAACCAATCAATTCTATCAATATAACTTAAATTTATTAGAAGATTCACCTATATTATATGAACATTACTACTTAGATTATACTCATAAGGGAAGTATTAATAATTTAATGATGCGCGCTTCATCCATAGAAGAATTAAATTTAGAGGAAGTTCTTGTGGACGTAAAAGCTTCTGCTATAAATTTTAAGGATGTTGCTGTTATATTGGGTATTATTCCTGATAAAAAAATTGGATATGAAATTTCAGGTATTGTTAAAGAATCAAAAAGTTTAAAATTTAAAAAAGGAGATCATATTTTTGGAACAATTGATGGTAGAGGATTTACAAATAGTATTGTATGTAATGAAAAATATATATGGAAAAATCCACCTGATATGAATTTTAATCAAGCTTGTTCAATAAGTATTTCATATGGCACAGCCTTCCTGGCATTGATACATTATGCTATGATTAAACCAGGTGACACGGTGTTGATACATTCTGCTACAGGAGGCTTGGGATTAGCAGCAATCGAAATGTGTAAATTTATAGGGTGTACCATTATTGCTACTGCTGGCAACGATGAAAAACGGAACTATTTAAAAAATATGGACTGTATTGATTTTGTAACAGATTCGCGCAATATAGAAGTTTATAAAAAAGATATATTAGATTATACTAATAATATAGGAGTTGATGTTATATTAAGTGCTACGGTGGATGAACATCTTGATGCTAATTTTGATTTATTAAAACCAATGGGCAGATTATTAGACGTCAGTAAAAAAAATATTTATGAAGAAAAGACATTCTCTTTAAAGCATTTTATAAAAAGTATTCAATATCACGCGGTTCATTTTGATAAATTATTAGAAACTAACAATGAATTGATTAGGAATATTTTAACAAAAGTGGTTTCGCTATTTGCAGCAAAACAATTAACATTGTTTGATATATCTACTTTTCCAATCGATACATTTCAGGATACAATTTTAAAATTCTCTAAAAGTAAACATATTGGTAAATATGTTTTAACACATTACGAGCCATATAAATCTACCAATATATTACCACCTTTATTAATTTTTGATCAAAATAAATACTATTTTATTACTGGTGGTCTAGGTGGATTAGGATTAAAACTAATAGAATGGATGATAGAGCAAGGGGCTAAGAAATTTATAGTATCATCCCGAAAACAAAATCCTAGCTTGCCTTACAAAGATAATAGTAATATTACAATAAAATCTGTAACAAGTGATTTATTAGATTACAATGATCTAAATAAACAATTAGAAGAATATACCATTGATGGTGTCTTTCATTTAGCTGGAACCACTATAGATAAATTGGCAAAAGATGTTACTCAAGAAGATGTAGATACAATAATGAATGTTAAAATGGAAGGTATAAATAATTTAGGAAAAATATTTAATAGTGCCCGCCCTCATCGTTTCTTTGTCGCCTTTTCATCTATAGTAGCATTAATTGGTAATCCTGGTCAAAGTGTCTATTCTGGTGCTAATAGCTATATGGATATGTATTGTCTAAAAAGAGCAGGAAAGAATTTACCAGCATTATCTATTAATTTGGGCGCTATAGGAGGATGTGGAATGATACAAAATAATTATAATTTAGGTAATACAATGTTATTAAATGGTATTAATTTTACAATTTACCACGACTTATTTAATTCGATGAAAAAATGTTTATTTAATAAAAATACCTATCAAGTATGTATTACGGACCAAAACTGGAACAACCTGACCCATTTAAAAACCAAGTTTATATTTAATAACTATATTAGTACGGATATAAATAATACCAATACCTTAGATAATGATATAATAAAACTAAAATTAAATTTGATAAATTATGTTAAAAAATTATTAGGAATTGAGGATGATATAAATTTAGATGCCAATCTGGTATCTTATGGAGTGGATTCGATAGTAGCTATGGATATATCCAATTGGTGTAAAAATAATATGAATATAAATATAAACCAAATAGATGTTTTACAGGATATAACCATTAATGAAATTTTATCTCGACTGCCAAATGTTCTTATTAAACAAGATACATCTAAAAAAAATAATGTATTTTTTTATGATTCATTAGTAAAATACAGTCCAGAAGAAAATGTACCAGAAGATTTTAGTTTAATATATTATACATTCGGATTTTTAGGTGTTATATTATCATTATTATATTTAATATGGTAACTATAGTTTTGTTGTCTATTTTATTTTATTATTTTTACATTACATATACTTTGCGTATAATATATGGTATTTCATATATATTAGCCTATATACCTTATTATTTAAATATACGGAAAAACATTATAGAAATAAATCTTAACCTTGTTTTTCCAACTATTACTAAGATTAGACAGGATCATATTCGATTTCATTCATGGAAATTTTTGATAATAAATACGATAACTTGTTTAAATCAATATTTATTAAAAAACAGTTATTTATTAAATTATTACACTATACATAGTATCAGTCTGCCTAAAAAATCTTTTATTACATTGGCACATTTTGGATTATATTATGATTTTATAAGTTTTTTTAAATTAACACAAAATATATTTTATGGCATTTACAAGAGTAAAATATTTAATCTTAATTTTAATACTAAAATAAAAACGGTAAAACATGATAGAATTAATACTCTAGAACTTAATAAATATTATACTCTATATACACCTATTGATCAAAAATCACAGGGCAAGTCACAAGGTAAAACAGAAACAATTTCATTTCTAAATAATAATGTAACATTTCATTCATTTCTGATAGAATTATCAATACGACAAAATCGTGATATTTATTTTTATTATATTGTTATTGATAACTATACACTATATCCCAACTTAATTAAAATAGAAACAAGGGATAAATCTATTCACGATATTATACAAACTATTGCGAATGAAATGACTACTATTATTAAAGAATGTCCTGAACAATATTTATGGTCATATAAAAGATTTAATGTTACTTATTAATAATCTGTCGTATATATTTATAGTTAATATTCTATTTATTACTAATGTTATATTTAATAATATTATTAATTTTATTTAGTTATACATTTTATAAATTATATATTAAATATACTTTAGAAATAATATATAATTTAGCTTCTATTATTGCATTCATACCCTACTATTTTAATATACGGAAAAAATTAATAGAAAGTAATCTTAAGATTGTTTTCCCGACTATTACTAAGATTAGACAAAACTCTATCAGATTTCATTCTTGGAAATTTCTGATTATTAATATACTGACTTGTCTTAATCAATATTTGTTTAAAAATAGTTATTTATTAAAATACTACACTATAAATACTATAAATTTGCCTAAAAAAACTTTTATACCATTGGCACATTTTGGATTATTTTATGATTTTACAAGTTTTTTTAAATTAACACAGAATTCACTCTATGTTATCTATAAGGGTAAATTTAATCTTAATTTTAACACTAAGATTAAAACACTAAAACATAATAAAATAACCACTCCTAATACTACGTATTATACTGTTTTTACACCTATTGATCAAAAATGTAGTAGTAAAAACGAAACCGTTTTATTTTTAAATAACTATTTAACATTTCACTCTTCTCTAATTCAGCAATCGATTCACCAAGAACGTGATATTATTTTTTATTATGTCGTTATTAATAACTATAAACTATATCCCAAATTAATTAAAATAGAAACAAAAGATAAATCTATTCACGATATTGTTCAGTTAATTGCGACTGAAATGACCACTATTATTAAACAATACCCTGAACAATATTTGTGGTCTCATAATAGATTTAGTATAAATTAATTATATAGTTTCATTTGTAAGTTCATTAATTGTTGTAGGTTCTCTAACCGATGTAGGTTCATTAACTGTTGTAGGTTCTCTAACCGATGTAGGTTCATTGACTGTTGTAAGTTCTCTAACCGATGTAGGTTCGTTACCAGTAGTAGGTTCTCTAACCAATGTAGGTTCATTAACTGTTGTAGGTTCGTTAACTGTTGTGGGTTCTCTAACCGTTTTAGGTTCATTAACCGTTTTAGGTTCGTTTATAATCTCATTTATAATATAACTATTTTTTATAATTTTTTTTCCATTTTTATGGTAACCTAAACTAGTAATTTTAGGTGTCATTTTATATTTATGACACTTTAGTATTTGTCGTAATAAATTAATTGCTGGGAACTTTTGTTTAGAGAGTCTATTGCTATGTAATGCGGTTAATTTTGATGTTTTATATATATTTTTACAAGAATCTATTAATTTAGAAAACTCGTTATTAATAATATCTTTTAACAGAAGATCTCTATCTATTTCTAATAAATTTAAGTCAGAAGTTGTATTAATCTCAATATTTATAATTTTAAAAAGTTTTTTAATTATTTCTAAATTATCCATATTATAAAATAATACTTTTATTCTAAATAAATATTCACAGATTTTAATAATATTTAAATTTGATGTATTTAAATATTACTAAAAATTTTGAAAATGGACGACTTTCATTTAATATATTTAGATTTAAAACAATTTATAGATTTTATTAATTTAAAAAAAAACTGGAATATAGAGTATACCTTTATTCCTGATCTTCAACGAACAAATTTATTAAGATGTATGGGAAGAATATGGGACAGTAAACATTGGGATATTAATAAGCAATGTAAAAATAAAATTTTTATAGATGAATTATGTTTTACTTGTTATAAAAAGAATACAGGTTCTATTATTGGGAGAGTAAATGAATATCCAGATGACAAAAACGTTATTAAGTGGTATATTATAGGAGTTGAGAAAGAGAAATTAAACAATAGAAATATTTATAAAGAAATTGATTTAAATAAATATAAAAAATATTTAGAGAAAAAATCTAATAAAATTAATATGAGTACAATACAAGAATCTCAAATGTATAAAAATGAGCCTAAAAAAATAAAATTTAAAATAAAATCTAATTTAGAAAATGAATATCAAGACTTTAGTTTAAATAAACTCTTATATAGTACTAAAAATAAGAATTTATTAAAAGAATGGTGGGATAGTAATACTATTAATAAAATTAAAATTTTTGATAATATAGATAATTCATCTGGGATATTTGCTATAGAAACAATAGATAATAAGGATTATTTATTAAATAAAAATAAAGTTATCATTGGAGAAGTTAAAGAATGGAAAAATGATATGATTGATAGTTACTTTAAAAATAGTAATGATGTCATTTTAGATCCATACACACACGTTCCTATATTAGAATATGAAATATATAGCAAAACTTCAATATATCATAATTTAGCATCTGGAATTTATCGAGAATACAGGTATAATGAGGAAGAGGATGATTTTATTAACACAAATTCGATAGAATTATTATAGACCGTAATCAAAATTTGATTATTAAATAACGTTATCTTTATTATGTAATAAATGCCTAATATTCCATTAGAACTAAATACTAATGAAAATTTTTCTAGCGAGTTGTGTATAGGAGTAGTAAATCAAAATACCAAACGACAATGTAGTCGAAAAGGTAAAAAAGAATTTGGAAATTTATGTGGATTACATCATAATAAGCAACTAAAGCACGGTATCATTGATACTATAGTAAATACAGCAAAAAAATCGACTAAATCTTTTGTTAAAAAAAAAAATAATAATTCCATTCTCATTAATAATATTTGTAGTAATATTAATGAGAATAGTGCTGAACAAAGTGTATGTGATTACCATACTATATATAGAGGGTTAACTGAACTATTGCTAAATGTTCAGACCAATATTGTCTATAAAGAAATGTTTGATGATTTAATAGAAGTAGGAAAGTATGATATTAATAATAATACGATTCATAATATGCAATATTAAAGGATTATTTCTAAGTATGCAAAGACATATTTAGAAATTGTGTAACAGATTTCTAAATATGTAATGAAAATTTTTTGTGTGTTTATTGCTGATATTTTTTTGACTCTATCCCGATAGCTGTGCGAATGTAAACGGCTTATTATCCGTGGGACGTGATGAAAGACCTGAAGTGTGTGTAGCATTCTTTGTAAAAATACAGTTGATAATGATAATGTCCATGACACTATTAACCAACAACCCTAAGAAGGAACAATTTATAAAAGTACAATTTATTAGAGTCAGTGATTGTAGGTTTTCTCCTATAAGACCGTGTACTCCAGAACCGTCAAAAACACTATTCGATACCACTGCGTGACTATTTCTATCTGCTATTCCAGTTATATGTAGACAGTCGCCTCCGCAGGGCTGCCGGGTGCTGGAGCGCAACGTGTGGGTTAAATATATTCTGTCTATATATACCATTTTATTTATCGGAACAGTTACTCTCATAACATCCTCATCCTTATGGGTACTTATGTGTAAAAAACTTTCCGACAGGTTGCATTTATTATTCTTTACCTCTGGAAATTGCGGTATATTTGATAATTCGTCTATTTTTTCCTTTCCTCTTGTTACACCCATGACATCTCTAGCCAATTGATACGAATCAAACTCTTGGATATCTTCAAACTTAATATTTGTTCCTTGAAATTTGTACCTTACAATCGAACGGTTATCAATTTCAATAGCCTGTTGCTCCTCTAAATTTAGCGGTTTTACCCCCGCTTCTTCGAGTTTAATTTTCCATTCAGAATCCTCGTATTGGCTCGCCGCGTCACTCTCGCCGTTTAGTACAGGATTCGATGGCAACTGCTTGTCCGTCACCGGGTCCTCTCTATTTGAAGCTATCATATTTCTTTTATAATTTGTATTACTATTTATAATGTTATTATCAAAATTTAATAATTTATATAATCCAAAGCCAGCCGAAGCAATTAATAATTCTCTATTTTTAATTCCCATTTATATATATATATATATTTTTCTATTATTTTAATTT